ACCATATTTGATAGATTTAGCAGAGCATTCAAATCGCAATAATCAATATCACTGTTATTATCTACAAAGTTATTAATCTTTTCCCAAAGCGTTTTACCTAAAACATCATAACGACTGCTCACGTCTCCGAATATTGAGCCAATAAAATCAGTAAATAATATTTCTTTATCTAGCAATATTTCTTGAAATCTTAAATCTTTGATTGTTTGTTCAAAATCAAAATCTTCATTATGTTTATAGAAGTTATAGTAATTTTTAGGGTAGCATGTAAACGCGGCAGCACCTGTAACCGCAGATAAGAAAGAAGAAGTAGTTTCTACGACAGGTGTAGCATAAAGATTTCGTGCACTTATTGTAATATCAGATGTTGAGCCAGATAAATGGTCATTGAACGTGAGCACACCCCTATACCAAAAATCTGCAGATAAGCTTGTGTTAGAGATAGTTGATAGAGTGTCGTTTAAACTTGATATTACATGATATTGAGAACTCATTCCTGTGGCTATAGATACACCCGACACCCCAGGAGCTACATATGGAGTTGTACCGGATAATATTTCAAATGTAGGTACATTACCAGACAGGGCTTTCATGGTAAAGTTATTATCGTTTTTAGGCGTGAGTATAAACGGTATACCTAGCCCCTTATATTGAACTTGACTTATAGCAAATGGATCTGATTCTTCAGACCCTTCCCCAGTAATTCCATTCGAGCTTATTTTTATACTACTTATAACTTGTGCAGATGTTGACGTAACAAAAGACGAAAGCAAAATATTAAAGTTGTTTATATAATCAACATTCTTATACCCTGTCGTACTCTTAGCGAATATGTTATTTCTATCTTTAAAAAAGCCTAAATCAATAAATTTATATGGATTTGTCTGTTCATCAGTTTTAAAATAAACTACCTTGTCTCCTGACGCTCCAACTAGTTGACTGGATAATCCCGAGCTTAAGCAGTTTTGTATTTGTGTAACACCGTCACCATCGACGCTTAATTGTGCGTATATATTAGCTGATGTAAGAGAAATCTTATCTATCTCAACATACTCAACTGCTGAAAGGACATGCAAATAATTTCTCTCATAAAAAGAATTATACTTTTTAAGCTTATTATTTATATCCGGGTATAGGTTAAAATAGTTTTCTGAATCACATGCAGAGATAGTAAAGTATATATCTTGAAAATCTTGATAAAACGGTGAAAAGGATTCTATTGTGAGCGCGTTAGAAAATTCACCAGCAGATAATGTTATCGCTTCTGGCATTACTCCAATGTTACCGGAAACCGAAAACGTGTTAGTAATATAATCGATTATCTCGACATCAGCAGAATAAGATGCTAATATAGCATTGTTTGCACAATCCCTTATAATCATTCTAACATTATACTGACCAGGAAATTCATATACGTGCCGGCTAGTTAGTTGATCACCAAATGAGCCATCTCCAAAATCGAACTCAACTTTCTTATTGTTTAGAGCTGGCTCATCAAACTCATTTGTTGGTATACGTGCTTTAAAAGTAAGCGGTGTTATTTCTAAATTATAGGAAGAGAGCTTAGACTCACCCCTAAAATCCATAACATCAAAAAGAGCATAATCTATTTTTATATTACTCATCTAAAACCTTAATACGTTTAGCTACTGTTAGCGGTGAGTATAAGTAAGGGAATTTAAAAAACGGCAGCGCAGTATCTTGATTCATTATTTCAATATCGCTTTCCGGGTATAGAGGGTTAAACGCTAAAAAGGATATTCCGTTTACAGCTTCACCTGTGCTTTCATTTTTTGTTTCTATTCTCTTTATACCCTCCAAGGAAAGTATGTCATTAGTTAATTGAATTAACTGCAGATTTGAACCTAATTGATTATTATCTGGTTTAAAGAACTTAGTAATTAAATTACTCACTCTTGTTTTGAGAGTGTTTTTGTTAATTTTATTATTATTTTCTCTATAAAGAATTAAAGTACTATGATCTAAAATATCTGTAGATAATTTCTTTTCATTACTAATACCTAATCCAAAAGCTACATAGATCGGGTCTCGTGGAACAACATTATTTGAAACCATTTTCCTGTCCTTAGTCTCATTAACAATTGCATTTTTAAACGAACCGGGTAGGAACTCTGGATATGATCTATCCGCTGTTATAGTAAATTTTGGAACAACAAAAACATTAATGTTATTAAAATCACATGCATCAGCAAAATTTACCTGGTTAATGATAACACGATTTACTTTGTTCGGATCAACGCATATGTTATAAAAATACTGAATATATTCATTAATGTAACTTTCATTACTTACAACCTTTACACTAGTAATTACATTGGCTAAATTTTTCTTTAAAAATGACTCGTAGTCATTTGTAGTAACCAGTCTTAATTGTGAAGAAAATATTTTAGGTGCATTTTCTCTAATTTGTTCGACAGTTTCAGCCGGTGATAGTGTTGACGATGCTTGAGGGTTGCTAAAAGTGATTAATGAGCTATTAGCTACGTCAACAAAAATTGTTTCATTTTTATTCGAGTAAGTGTCGTTAAATATTTGCCTCTGTCTAGTTGAATCATAAACAAATAGATTATTTCCGTTTATAATATTTTTTGTAATTATTCCTTTTGCGTTATCTGAAAGTATATAATCTACTGAAACAATATCACCCGCTTCGAGCTTTCTACCGAAAACACCGCTACCAAACTTTAACTCATAATAACCATTTTCGTTTAATCTAACTTCATATACCCTGTCGGTAGAAGTGTTTAAGTATAAACTATCTGTTTCTTTGTATTCATAATATTTTGAATTAGCAGCTTCTTTAACATAGACAGAAATAGTGTTATCAGCTATAAATTTATCATTGTCAGTATCAATAACATTCTTTACAACAATAGGTAAGACTTCAAATTCTTCTCCCTGGGAAGTATAATCCGGGTACTCTTTAATTGTACCTTGGTATAATATTACATCATCGTTTATTTCTTGTATTGTCTCAGCATTAGCTGTTGTCTTTGTAAAAGAAATATCATCATTAAAATTATATTGTATACCATCAACGTTAAAGTAAGAATATTTTCTTATAGTATAATTACCTGCTGTTAGACTTGATGAAGCCTCAGCTGCTAATGGCACTATTGATGTTTGCTTACCGGCTGGTTTATAGCCAATAAGCTTCACAATTTTGTTCATGTTCTCATACAGAGTAGCTTGATCAAAGTTAACTTCAGATGCTGTATTGTTAAGATAAAATAACAATACATGGTAAGAGTATGCTATTATATCAATAACAGCGGCTAAATTACTACCATCGAACTTTTGATCAGTAAATTTTTCATTTTCATTTAAACGATCGACGATGTATTCTTTTAAGCTAACTGCATCAAAAGCAACATATGCATCTTGAGGTAGATTAAATTCCAAAAATTTGTTTGTTGTTTCTTCTGAAGGCATAATTATAAGACGTAATATCCGTTACTATTTAATAATGATTTAAGTGATATTCCATACGCATTTAACGAAGGAACGTTTATTTGTAAAGTTATATAAAATTCGTGTTGATCAGGTACCGGTATTACTGTAACTTCTTCTAAGTCTATTCTAGGCTCTTGCTTAGGTAAGTTATTCAGTATATCTGCTTTTATCCTGTATGATGTAAAATTAGTTATTGGCTCAAAAATAAACCGCCTTAAGTTGATTCCGAACGTTGGGCTAAGAATTTTTTGACCGGGGGTTGTAAGAAATATATTCTTAATACTATTCTTTATGGCATCCATATCGAAAGATCCCTGAATATCTTTTAAAATTACTTGTTTATTAAGCTGCTCATTATAATAAACAGCTGGTTCCATATCTAGTAGGAGATCTTTATACAGATACCCGTCTTCAAGAGCTACATTTTCACTCTTATCAACTGCTGTGCTTGTTAGTTTTATGAGCGCCATTTATTATATTTAATGTAGCATCTAGGAATTAAGGAACTATAATATACTTATAGTATGCGTGTTAAAGGTAAAGCTGCAGTTGAGGTGGAAATAGATCCTAAAGAACTAGTAAAGGTTCTTAAAGACGAGGTGTATTCGAGATTAAATTTTCCTCGTCCAAATGAAGGGCGTGTGTATATTAAAGACGGGAGATTTGTTCATGAAAAGTCTGTATATACATCACATTCTTTCGAAATTGAAGAAGATCTAGGTCTTGCTATAGAAGACGATACTGAAGTGTTTACAGCGTTTCATACTTTAGCAGAATTTCTTAGAGATTAAGTTTCACAATACCGTGTGATTATTTGCAAGTCTGCATAAATAATATTATGGCAGATAAAAAGTTTGTTAACTTGCATGAATCTTATATGAGGAGATACGAGCGCGGCGGCTTCCTCGTTGGCGATGTTTTTAAGTTTAATGACAATTTCAAAAGTTCCGATAGCTATAGAACATTAGGATCAAATACGCAAGGTCTTATTGATCAAATGCTTGATTCGGGTCTTCATATAAGGGTTGTTGGTATTAAAGATACAGCGCCAGCTCGTTACCCTGCCAACCCCGCAACATCTTCAATTGATGTAAATTTAGATATTGCGCTTGATACAGGGGGAGGTAGATATTCACATTACTGTACCATTCCTTGTTGCTTAGGGCAGGCTGTAGAATATTACCCGAATCTTCTTCCTATTCCAGATGCGATGAGAAGAAAGAGTAAAGTTAATATTAAGCCAGAAGAGGTTGTTGAGGATGAAGAAATGCTTTCTAATAGAGCAGATAGAGGAGGGACTGAACCTCATGAGCTCACGCCAGTTGAGAGGTCACTTCCGAAGCAAAACACAGTGATTCCTAGTGACCCTGTTACACCTTCTCCAGCTGTAACTTCTTATACAAACCAGTACCTTTCAGATCTTAAAAGATAAATAATATTATGACAAAAAACGATCAACAATTAATGGCAGAAGCTTATCAACAAGTTCAAGAGGGAATGTTTGATAGGATAAAGTCTCGAGCTAGCCAGGCTGTCGGCGCAGTTAAAGGCGTTGGTGATCGAGTAAAAGGTGCCGCAAAAGGAGTTGCTGGAAAAGCCATGAGCGGAGCTGCTGAATTAGGAGGTAAAGCTCTTGGAATAGATGCATCAGAAGGTGAATTAGCTAAAAAAGGCGCGTCAATGCAGAAAGACGCTGCTAAAGATAAAGCAAGAGGAGAACGCTCTGGTCAAGAAGCAAAGTTTAAAAGTTATATAGCTAATTCAGCTAAAACCATTGTCAACGATCTTAACAAGTTGAATATGGAAGTTGATGATCCAGATGCTCTTGCAGGTGAGATACAAAATTTAGTGTCGAAGCATTTAAAGCAAGTTACTAAGAGCGGGCAGTTTAGAGATGCCAAGGGTAAGATAGGCGGTAAAGTAGCCTAACTTAAAGTATTTTCCAAATTTACTAAACAAGCAAAAGCGTTAATCTCTTTATCTACAACAAACGCGCTTTTATAGAGATGATCTGCGATAATAGCAATCATCTCTTTCTTTTTAAGATCTTCAATATTTGCTGTATAGATAAAGTTTAAGTAGTTACCAAGTAGCGTATCATAGTCACCTTGAAACCTATCTTCATTTTCAATTAGATACTTTCTAGCTTCAAGACTCTTCTTACTTGCTATTTTCTTGTAGATCGACTCGAGAAGCTCGTTATCGCTATTAATGTTAGCAATACACAGCTCTGAATCAATAACGTTCTTTTGAAGCTCATTGATCGCTTTCCGTAGATCGGGGAAGTGACGCTTGACGAGTTGTATAAATTTAACTTTTTGCTCTTCGGGGACTTTAACATTTTCATTTTTTAAGATATAATAACAACGCTTTACAGCTAGTTCTACTACAGGTTTAATATCTAAAGCTTGACATCTAGATTGCAAGGCGGGAATAATCTTATGCTTATAGTTAGCAGTAAGAATAAACCTACAATACTTAGCGTACGTCTCCATAGTATTACGCAACGCAGCTTGCGCTTGCGCAGTTAAACCATCAGCTTCATCTAAAATTACTACCTTTACTCCACCATCAAAGGATTTAGTTTGAGCAAAATTAGTGATATTATGTCTAATGGTATCAATACCAGATTCATCAGAAGCATTAATATAAAGATAATTA